TGTTTTTGAATATTGTAGTAATGTGACATTCATTAATTTACCATTAACAACTTCAATTGATTCATATACGTTTACTAGTTGTAATTCAGTAACATCAATTAATATTCCTAATCTTATATCTGCAGGAATTGCTTGCTTTAATGATTGTTCATCAGCAACAACATTTAATTTTCCACTTGCTACAATTTTACAAGATTATCAATTTAATGGTTGTTCATCAGTAACAACATTTAATTTATCATCTTGCACAACTTTAGGTTTAGGTGGTTGCTTATTCAATAATCTTGTATTTGATAATATTACAGGGAATACAATAACACTAACAGTACCTGCAGCTCTTATGACCTGTAATGCAGGTGGTCCAGATCCAGATATAGCTTATTTACAAGCAAATAATACAGTAACAGTAATAACAGTTTAATATGTCAAACAAAAGAATAAATAAAGCGTATATACGCTACGATGGTACAGGAAGAGTGATTCCTGGAAGCTTAATTCTAAATAGATTCAAACCTGCAGTGGGTAATTGGTCAGAGATTGCTGCATATGAATGTTGTAATCCTAGTCCTCTACCTTCAAACTGCATTGAGTTTGTTGTAGATACAACAGATAGCACAGAATTTATATTCAGCTTTGTCACTAGTGTGGCTACCGCCTTCACTATTAGTTGGGGTGATGGAACAACAGAGTCTGAAACAGGAAGTGGTGGATTCTATGAAGAAAGTCACACCTATACTAATTCTGGAAGGCGATACACAGTTAGGATTTGTTTTGAAAATCCTGAAAATGTTCAACAGTTAGACTTTTATGGTAACGATTAAAACTTAAAACAATGGCAGCATCAATAGTATCAATAACAGGTTTACAAAACCTTCCTAATTTACAGAATTTTAATGCAGACTGGAATGGTTTGCAATCTATAAATCTTTCTACTCTCACTAGTCTTACTTTTGTAGATATCAGTGATAATAATATTCCTGGAGGTTCTATAAACAGCTTAACTTCTGTTAACTTATCTGGTTGTACAAATTTACAAGAACTTCGTTTGGATGATAGTAATTTCTCAGCTGGGATGCCTAGTCTTGCAGGACTCACTAGCTTAACTCTAATAGACTTTGATCAGTGTAGCATTTCTGGTGTGGTAGATCTAACAGGTCTTCCTGCTCTTGCAGATTTAGATTTTAGTGGTAATACAGCACTTACATCTATAATTATAGCTGATGCACAACCAATCAATGACTTTGATAGTGATGGCTGTGCTTTTACAGAAACAGCTGTTGATGACATTCTTGTTGTATTAAGTAACAATGGTATTACAAGTGGTTATGCAGATCTTTCAGGTGGTACAAGTGCCATCCCCAGTGCAACAGGACTTGCAGCTAAATTAGCACTTGAAGCAAATAGTTGGACAGTGAATGTAAACTCTTAATAAATCAACAATGGCAAAATCATTATTTCCTGAGGGAATGATGCAATCAGCAGGTGGAGAAATGACAATAGAAAGTATAGCTGCAAAGCTTACATTTTTCCACGAACAGCTACATCTAACTCATTGGCAGACAACTAAATATGCAGAGCACAAAGCTCTTGGAAAATTGTATGAATATGTACATGATTTTAAAGATGGGTTGATTGAGAAAATCATGGGATATTCAGGAAAGCGTCCTAATGCTTATAAAATAGAACCTCTTACAAATTGTACAGGGAATGAATGTGTGTCAAATCTTCTGGCCTTTGCTTCTAGTCTAAAGAGCTATGGAGAAATTAACAGCTATCATGATGTTTGTAATCTAGCAGATGCTCTCTCTGGGGAGGCTGCAAAAGCACGTTATTTATTGACACTGAGTTAATTATGACAGCTAAAGAAGCAATTGATATTGTTATTGGTAATAATTACACAACTAAGGAACTTAATTCTAAATGTGGTGTATACATTATAACTATTAACAATAAACATTATGTAGGAAGTTGTAAATTACTAATTAATAAGACTTCTAGAGATGGTTTTCATTATAGACTTTATGCTCATTTGTATAAACTTTTAAAAGGAAATCATCATTCTCTAAAACTACAGAATGCTTTTAATAAATATGGTATAAATAGTATAGAGTTTGATGTTATTGATGAGTGTCCTACAGAACTTACAACAGAAATTGAGCAGTATTGGTTAAATATTTTAGATACATTTAAAAAAGGGTACAATAGCTGTCCATTAGCAAAAAGTAATCTTGGATTTAAGTGGTCTAAAGAAAGTCGTGAGAAACTTTCTGCATCCAAAAAAGGAAAGGCTCCGTGGAATAAGGGTATTAAAACCTACCCTCCTTCTGAAGAAACTAGGCAAAAGCTTAGTCTTGCTAATAAAGGAATATCGAAAGGTCCAATGTCTGAAAAACAAAAAAAAGACATTAGGAATACTCTTTTAAAAAGAAATGCTGAATTAAGAAACCTACTTACACTTAGTTAATGCAAATACATACAAAGTTCTTTCCAAAAGTGATGCAGGATAATGAAATAGCCTATCTTGCTCATTTAGAAGGAATTATAGATTCTGTGGATGAGCTTTCTATATTAGAAATAACAAAGAACCCACAGTCTTATCACTTTAGATTAGCTGCCTCCTTACCTAAGTATAATGATATGCTTTTAGAGGAGCTATTAAAGTTTCATAATTTGCTACAAATCAAATTAAATCTTTCAAAATCTATAAAAAGCTCAGCTACAATAGTATTTGAAATAAACTTAGATTAATATGTCAATTAATAATGGCTTAAAGGCTTATGTTAGATATGATGGTACAGGAAGAATAGTTCCTGGTGGACCTATATATAGTCGTACAAAGCCTAAGAATGGTGATTGGGTGGAGATAGATTCTGTAGATTGTTGTACAACTACCACTACCACTAGCACTACCACAGTTGCTCCTACTACCACCACCACTTCTACTACCACCACTCCTCCATATTATACATTTACATTAGCATATCAAAGTGTTTTAGAAGGTGCTTGTTTACTCACTCCTAACCAAGATTTTTATTCAGATAGTCCTTTTCTATTTGTTGGTACAACACCACCAGCATATCTTGGTTCAATTGTATATACTGATACAGCATTAACTATTCCTGCATCTAATGGTTACTATTATAATGGATCAATAGTTTGGGGAGTATCTAATATAGCAGGTAATCCTGGTGAAGTTACTGATTCATACATCTGTGCTTAAGTGACAGTTATTACAATATAAAATAAATTTGGAGAATTATAACATCCTCCATATATTTGCAATTAAACCAAAAATTTAAATATGGCAAACACGTTTGATCCAAACAAGAGTTATAAATGGCAACCAACAGATACATTTGAAGTCTCTGGTAATGACTTTGCTCTTATTCTAAACACAATTAGAGCTATTGTAAGTACAGAAGACGCTCAAAAAATCATTCTAGCTAACGAAGCTAACAAAGTGGCAGAAGCTATCCTAGGAAAAGGTGTTGAGGCAGGCTTTGTAGTAGAAAATGATCAACAACCAACACAATAACGTATTCACTAATAAACAATAATTATGAACACAGTTAAGCCTTGGTATCAGTCAAAGACAATTTGGGGAGTTCTTATTGCAGCAGCAGGATTCTTTGCAGCGCAATATCTTCAAGCTCCTGTAGAAGCTCCAGCTAATGCAGACTTCGATCAACTTAAAGCACATGTTGATGCTGTAAAAGCAGCTAAAGGTAACTTTGCTTCTCTAGTTAGTCAAGCAGTTGCAGTGGTTGCATCTATTACAGCAATCATTGGTCGTGTTAAGGCTGATTCTAAAATTGGTTAATTAATTAATAGGGGAAGATCATTCTTCCCCTAATTTTTGTTTAATGTTTAAATGATAAAAATAATTGAAATGAAAAAGGTAACTAAATCAGCTAAGAATATATCTGCAGGCGTAGCTCATAAGAAGGTTAAAGCTCCTATGGTAGATCCTAAAGGTGCTTGGACTAAGGTTCAAGAAAGAACAATTGGTGCTAAGGGGAAAGCTAAAAAGAAATAATGGCTACAGATAAAAAGTGGATACAGAAAGCTGTTAATCCTGCCCATAAGGGTTATTGCACCCCTATGACTAAAGCCACTTGTACGCCTAAAAGGAAAGCACTTGCTAAGACATTCAAAGCAATGAGTAAAGCTCGTAAAGGTAAATAAATGAAAAAGAAATCTTCAGATGCTTGGAGCGAGGTTAGGAAATCTATGAAGACTCCTAAGAAAGTTGATTGGATGACTAAAGAGAAAAAGAAACTCTCTAAGGTTCAACCTTTTAAAAAGAAATAACATGGCTAGAATACCTAAAACTAAAGTTTATAACCCACAGAAAGCAGAAGCTTATGTAGGGAAGGGTGTTCTTAGAAATGGTGGTGGTATTACACCTGTTCCTAATGGTCCTCTTATTAAAAAGAAAGGTCCATTTAAAGGAAGCACATTAAAATCTGGTGGATCTGTAGTGAAAGTTGGAGGCCAAACACATAAGGTGTTTAAGAAAAAGGTTGATAAGGGAATAGGTGATAAAGGAGATATAGTTGTAGACCATACAGCAGGGAGACCAGCTGGTAAATGGGACAAGATTAATCTCACAGAAAAATCTAAAGCTAAGACAGTTAAACAAGGTGTTGCTTCTGTAAGGAAGTGGCATAAAGAAAATCCTAATTATAAAGGGAAAAAGAAATAACGATGGCTACAGTTAAAAAGGTTATGAAGAGTGGTGGTAAAACACCTGCTTGGACACGTTCTGAAGGAAAAAATCCTGAGGGGGGTCTTAACGCTAAAGGTGTTGCTAGTTATAGAGCTGCTAATCCTGGATCTAAATTGAAGATGGCTGTTACAACACCTCCTTCAAAATTGAAGAAAGGATCTAAATCTGCTAAAAGAAGAAAGAGTTTTTGTGCTAGAATGTCAGGAGTTGATGGTCCTATGAAAAAACCAAATGGTAAACCAACAAGGAAAGCCTTGGCACTTAGAAAATGGAATTGTTAATCTATTAAAATAAAAATAATGGCTACTATTAAGAAGATGAAGAAAGCACAAAATGGTAAAGAACTCCAACCTATGGGAGATGTTACTAAAGTTAGTGCTAATAAATCCAAGTATGTTTCTGAAGATGGAAATTATAAAATGAAATTTAAAGGTGGAGATGATAATTCTGCACCTACTAGTTTTGTTCAAAGAAGAACTTTAAAAGGATTTTTAAAAGGAGCACCAAAAGCTGCAGGTAAAATGGAATTAAAATCTGGTGGTAAAGTTGGTAAAGCTAAAGCAGGTAAACAGATGATCAAACGTGCTGATGGTTCTACATCTCAAAGAGGATTATGGGACAACATTAGAGCTGCTAAAGGTTCTGGTAAAAAACCTACAGCAGCAATGCTTAAGCAAGAAAAGAAAATTAAAGCTAAAAAGAAATAGTCATGGCAAAGGTAAAGAAAATTAAGAAAGCTGCATCAGGTGCTGCTGTATGTGGACCTGGTGATGATCAATGTAAGTGGTCTAGCAAACGTGGTGGTGGTTTTAGTCGTGGCAGTGGTAGAAGTGCTAGAACTGAAGGATATAAACCTCCTCGTAGAGTAAGACAGGATAAACCTGATCCAGAACCAGAAACACCTACAAAATCTAAACCTGTCTATCCTGGGAAAAAAACAGGTATTTGGCATGGTGAATGGGATTGGGATAAGTCAATTCCTAAAGACTTGAAATCAGGTTATTCATATCGTAATAAAATAAATGAATCTCCCAAGTTAAAGAAAGGTGGTAAAGCTGTAGCTAAAAAAGCTAGAGTTGGTGCTAAAATAAAATCTATTAAGAAATCTGCTAAAAAGAAAAAATAATGGCTACTGTTAAGAAAAAAATGAAAAAAGCTGCAAGTGGTACACAGCAAGAACCTAAACCTACTTATAAGAATTTAAGAATGGGGGTTAATTCTAGAAATTCAGAAGGTTTAGGTTATGTTAAAGAGAGTAGACCAACATCAAAAGATAGTGCAGACTATAGAGCTGGATATAGCACAGGATTGAAAGGAGGAAAAGCATCTGCTGGTGAAGGACCTGTTCAAAAAATGGGAAGATGGGAAGGTCAGAATGCTAAAAAACCTGCTCCTGGAAAGAAAATGAAAGCTGGTGGTTCTTTAAAACCTGTAGCCCCTGCTAAAAAGAAAAGTCTTGGACAACTTCCTGAAGCTGTTAGACACCAAATGGGTTATCAGAAAAATGGTGGTAAAATGATGAAACAATCTAAAAAGAAATAAAATGGCAAAAGTTAAAAAGTCTATGAAATCTGGTGGAGAACTAGGAATGAAATCAGTTAAAGCTGGTTATGATAAAAATCCAGGTGTTACACGTGCTGACATTATTGTAGCTGGTAAGAAAGAAGCTAAAAATGGTGCTAAAATGATGAAAATGGGTGGTGCTGCTGCCAAACAAGCTGCAATAGCAATTTCTATGAAGAAAGCTGGTGTTACACCTAAAAAGAAAATGCAATATGGTGGAGCTGCTGCTTCTATGGTTCCTCCTATGAAAATGGGTGGTATGAAATCTGGTGGCAAAATGAAAAAATGTGCATATGGCTGCAAATAATATGACAGCTGGTAAAACTACCAAAAAGAATAAAGCTCCCAAGGTAAAGAATCCTAGACCAAAGGATAATTACATGAAGGAGGCTGATACAAAGCTAAGGCTTAAGAGTCCTATGCTTCCTATGAAGCAGAAACGCTTATCAAAATAATAAAGAAGCCCTCAATTAGAGGGCTTTTTTTATTTAACTATGACTAGAAGTTTGTTATGGTGTGTCTGGTAGAATTCTTTATATTCATAGTTTAGTAATTTGATTTCTTCAATCATCTTATTCTCATCTAGCTGAGCAGCGTGTAGATCTTCTATGATATACACACCATCCTCTTTTAAATAAGGATAGAGAGTTTTGAAGCTTGTAACTATGTGCTCATTATAATGAGAACCATCATCAACAATTATATCAAAATCTCCTCCATAAGTCTTAATGCATTCTTCTAAATGCTTAGGATTATTTTGATCTCCAATAAATACAGATACATTATCCTTTTCAAAGTTTTT